AGGCACTTTGTTTGTAGCTATGCTCGGCTATTCCCAACCACAGCCAGCTAGGTACCCAGACGGTACATATATACCAGGCATGGTAGTAATTTATAATCCTCAACCACGTTGGGTTAACTGTGAGATAGTATACGTAGATCAGTACGGCAGCCGCCCGCTGTATTTTGCCATACCGCCGCAGTCTTATAGTAGCCCTATCTACAACAATTACCGTAGTTGGTATTGCGGATAAATCCATTATCTAGGTAGTAAATTCTGATAAATACTGTTATGATGAAACAGTATAAATACACCACCAGTTGTTCAATTACTCCTGACGGAGAAATTCTCAATACAGAGAAAACCCACGGCGAGGCGACACCACCGGAAGATTGCTATATCTCTCCATCAGACCCAGAATATGATAGGGTCATGTCCGCAAGCGACGACACTTATAACATTGAGGTAACTTACCTTGATGTGGGGGATACTTAAATTACTAAGAAATTAGAAGAAACTTTCGGACTTCCTCCGATTGAAGATGTAACTGAGGATTTCGAAGAAGAAACTGTAGAAGAAACTAGACAAGAAATTGAGCTTGTTAGTAACGCACTTACAATTTCAGAAAAAATCAACGATGCCTTTAAAGATGTCAAAGGACTAGACGACCACGAATCAGAAATGGACGATGTTGCGTTAAAAGCACTTGACAGCTATCAACAGCTAATGGATTTAGGCATGAATACTACTGATATGGCCGCAGGCAAGATATTTGCTGAGGCTAGTAACATGCTTAAGATTGCGTTAGAAGCCAAAGACACTAAAACTAAAAGAAAGTTAGATCAAATCGACTTAATGCTTAAGAAAGCTAGACTAGATAAAGTGCGAAACGATAGTGGAAACGGTGACGAAGACTCTGTTAAGGGTCATGTTTTCGATAGGAACGAATTATTGAAGTTGATGAAAGACAGCTCAAAGTGATAAATTAATGCCGTGTCATGTTTTGATAGCCAATTTTCGAAGCGGAAGTACTTGGCGTTGTAAAGGTATAGCATCCGAGAATAACGCTAAAAATCTCGGAGAATATTTCTATATGCGCCCTTCTTACGGATTGCACTTGCTAGGACCTGGTATATATTATAAGAGAAGATACAAAGAATTGTTAAATTATGAAAATTGCGTAATTAAACTAACACCATCTAATACTCTTATAGAAAGAAATTTAGATAGAATGTTAGAAATAGTCGACAGTGCAGATACAATAGAATACTTATACCGAAAAGATTTTAAAAAGCAGGTTCTTAGTTGGATAGCCGCAACTACATCTTCGGGAGGCTACGGAGAACATTCTAGAGGAGTCAGTGTTTGTGTTCCCGAAATTAATGCAGACATAGTCCAGAATGCAAGTAATTTCCTACAACAAAATTACGAATTAATGGGTGAATTATATAAGCAACGACCAAGCAGAGTTAATTGTTTAGAAGATATTGGCTCTACGCCATATCACCGTGAATACTTTTGGCCAGACCGTATACCAGACATACCGAGCATAGATGTCTCTGCCTATTTTCCCACAAAATGATAAATAAGTGTAACGGCATTGGAGCGGAACAAACATGAAACTTAAAGATTACTTATCCGAATCATTTAATAAAGAATACGGTTATCGCGTAAAAATCGCAGCCGATTGTGGCACGGATCAAATGAGCAAGCTAGAATCTTGCCTACAAAAATACAACCTTGTTAGCGCAACTGCGTGGAAGCGTACTCCTATCGAGGAAAACCCATCAGAATTTGTACGTGCTAAAGGCTGTCACTTTACTAGTGAAGTATGTGCCTCAGATATAATACTAAAATACCCAGTAAACGAAAGAATTTTAGAAGTATGGTTATCCGTACACATGGGATTAGACCATGAGCGAGTTTTAGTTTACGGCGTTAAAGAGCCTAGACGAATGGAAGCTGATATGGCCGCAGAGCGCGTTAAAAATGACGAAGGTCGTAGCGTAACAGAAGAAGATGCGGTACTAGGTAGCGAAGACCAAGAACATTACACCGCGCAAAACGAAGACGTAAATGCTAAAGGACTGTTTGGTGAAGAATATAATCAAGCGTTTCTTGCTAGCTTGGCAAAAATAAAAGAAGAGAAAGGCGCAGACTATTTCCGTTGTTACCCAACTAAAGATCAACTTATGGGCGACGACATGAGAGCATTATGGGATAACATTACTGGCATGCCTAACATGGGACGCGGCAACGAAGCAACTAAAGAAGTTGACATCATTTCACAAAGTTCTAGGAGAAACTAATGAACGATATGCGTAAATTAATGGAAAGTGTTTCTTCACTGTATCAAGAAGAACCTATTGTTGAAAATAATAACAGCGATGCCGGCGAACGTGCCGACGAGCTTGAAGCAATCCAAGAGCAAATCATGGAACTAACCGAACAAGCATTAAGTTTGTTAGACGGTATTGATCAAACAAGAGCAAGGTCATACTGGTACGGACATATTATGTCAGCCGTAGGCAGTGATAGCTATTTTAGTGGAAGTGCTACATCTATGAGAGATTCAATAGATGCCCTACGCGAAGAACAAGAAGAAGCAGACATGTACGGTCCACAACACGGGTTAGATGATGAAGACGACGAAGATCCTATTGCGGCTCGAAATGCAGACGAACGTTATGGGTCGATTAAATAAGGTAACTAAATATGGAAATGCGCAACTTATTAAAATTAATGGAAGACAGTGGTTACGAGGATATGTCTCAAGAGCCAGGTCAAGAAGTAACTGACGAAGTAGATACTGTAACAGTTGATATTCCTCTATTAATTCGTATGTTAGAATACGCAAGAGAAGATGCGCAGACTGATATGGACTTACACGATGTAACTGAAAAAATGATCGAGCTTGCAAAATCCGGTACACTTACAATGGATAACTATGATAGCATTGTAAACAGAGGAGAGGCAGTAGAAGAAGGCCCAGTAGCATTTAATCAAGCAGACGGCGACGAAGACGAATTAGAAGCAGAGTTAGCAGATCAAGAAGACGAGCGCGACGGCCGTTACGGCGAAGACGGTACAGACTTTAGTGACAACCCATTCCGCAATCTACCAGACGATGAAGAAATTAACGAAAATTTCGGCTACGGTGTAACAACCGGAACAGATTCGGACGAACATATAAATTATACGCAGACCAAAAATGTCGGAAACGGTACAGTAACTATTTCCGCAAATGCAACGAATATGAGCGAATTACACGATATGTTAAAACTTGCTGGTATTAGTGTAGACGGGTCTCCTGCGGCACCAACTAGCGAACCCGAAGTAGTAGTTGAGCCGGAACAGCCAGCGCCACTTTGTGGATGCGGCAGTGATGACGCCGATGTAAGTTACAGTACAGACAAACAAGAAATTGCGGATAAGCTAAGATCAGCTTTACAAGCAAGGTTAGGATAAATGGCTAGAGGAACAGCAGATACAAGCCTGATTAAATCAGGCTATGCTAAAGTTACCTACGACGAACGCACATTAAAAGATTTTAAAAATTGTTGCGACCCAGATAAGGGTGCATTGTATTTTATGGTTAACCATATGCAAATACAGCATCCTACTAGAGGTGGCATTCCTTTCGAACCTTACGACTATCAACTAGACCTAGTTGAGAATTACAACAATAATAGATTTAGCATAAACATGTGCGGAAGGCAGTTAGGTAAAACTACTGTAGCCGCAGGATACCTTTTGTGGTACGCAATGTTTAAGCCAGACTCTACTATTCTTGTAGCGGCACATAAACAAAGTGGTGCTAATGAAATCATGCAACGTATTAGATATGCGTATGAAAGCGCACCAGACCATATACGAGCAGGTGTAACAGAATATAACAAAGGCAGTATTTCCTTTGACAACGGTTCCCGTATAGTAAGTACTACAACAACAGAAAACACTGGTCGTGGTATGTCACTTACGTTAGTGTACTTAGACGAGTTTGCGTTCGTGCCTAGCAGAATAGCTAAAGAGTTTTGGACTTCGTTGTCTCCTACATTGTCAACAGGTGGTAAGTGTATTGTAACTTCTACACCTAACAGTGACGATGATACGTTTGCTGTTATTTGGCACGAAGCTAATAAGAAAATAGACGCATACGGAAATCCGAGTGCGCTTGGTCGTAACCAATTTAGTCCTCTTTTAATTAAGTGGGATGAACATCCTGATAGAGACGACGAGTGGGCTGAAGCAGAGCGTAGTAGAATCGGCGAAGAAAGATTTAGACGTGAACATGAATGCGAATTTGTTATCTACGACGAGACACTTATTAGCGCATTGACTTTATTAGAGATGCGAGGCATCGAACCTAAAAACAAAACTCATACACAAATTAGATGGTATGATACTCCTAAAGCAGATAATATATACAGCGTTAGCTTAGACCCAGCATCTGGTACAGGCGGCGATAATGCGGCCTTACAGGTAATGGAAGTTAATACTATGCGTCAAGTAGGCGAGTGGTGTAATAACACAACCCCTATAGAAGGACAGATAAAAGTAATGATGGAAATCCTAGTCTACTTAAGAGACTGCGGTTGCCACGAGCTTTACTGGAGTGTAGAAAATAACACTATAGGCGAAGCCGCTTTAGTTGTTATTCGCGACACAGGAGAAGAATCATTCCCAGGTGAATTTTTACATGAACCTAAAAAAGTTGCAGGGAAGCGCGGACGTAAAGGCTTTGCTACTACGCATAGGTCTAAAATGGAAGCCTGCTTAAACTTTAAACGTTTAGTTGAACACCAGAAAATTCAGTTAAATAGCAAGCCTCTAATAAGTGAACTTAAAAACTTCATAGCAAGAAACTCAAGTTTTTCAGCTAAGCCAGGAGAAATGGACGACTTAGTAATGAGCATGATCTTAAATATACGTATGATTACATTCATCGGAACTTTCGAAGACCATATCTACGACACTGTAAACAGTAGTTTAGGATTAGACATATACGGCGACGACGATGACTGGGATGGACCACTACCTATCGGAATTCTGTAGTATTTGATAAATACAATTATGAGTATTAATATCGAATCAGTCGCAGAGAAAATTTTTAACATCTTAAAGGGATTTGGATATCCAGTCAATAGCTACGGTGATGATGGCAAGATAGCCGTTGATCCGTCACAAGCAACAAGATTTGTAGTAAACAAGCCCAACCTTCTTGTTAGGATTGACAGAGAAACTGACACTATAAGCCTAAGCACTAGCGAAAAGCAAAGTGACACTAAGCTACATAAAATGTTAAAAAACTTAAGTCAAGAATATTTAATGAACTTTGACTTTAGAATCTTCGGAAAAACACTAAAGCCTAAAGGCGAGACTGTTGATATAGCTAAAAAACAGGACCCAGATATGATGGAAGACATTAACAGAATACGAAAACTAGCAGGCCTAGCTGAAAGCTGGGACGACTACGAAGATTTAGAAACTGATCCAATGGATCCACCAGTTAACATGTGCCCAGACTGTGAAGGCACCGGTACTGATACAGCAGGCGAGACTTGCCAATCATGTGGCGGGGAAGGCGCCATACACGAAGGTACACTAAACACTATCGGACGCAAGATGGGCATTTCTTCTACTAAAGGAAAACCAGATCCGAGGAAAGCCCCGACGTGGGCAACTGCTATAGGCCAAGTGCCGAGCGGCGCCTGGCACTGGCTTGAAAAAGAAGGTCCAGTAGAAACAGACGATTCTAACGAGTACTTTCCTCTAAGTGGCAAAACTGAATTTACAGGATTCATAAGTCCATTTGAAGGCGATCCCGAAACACTATCTGATTTTGCCCGAGCAGATTATAACTCAGAGGAAAGCCAAATGAATGAATTCAGAGACGATTCCGACGACGATGATTTTGAAAGAGGACAACAACTCGAACAAATTATACAAAAAGTATTCAGAGCGGCAAAGAAAACTATACCGCTAAGATCAGTAAAAGGGAAAAGAACAGGCTCAGCAGTAACAGAAAAGATTTTTAAAATGCTACGTCAGGCTATAGACGCAGACATGGCTCGCTGGGTATTAGAAAAACATCCAGACATGGGCACTGATCTATCAGGAAACGTTGACACTGAATCTGCCCCGGAAGACTTAGTGGCAGATGAGCTGTCAGATTTCATATATCAAATGTTAAGAAAAGATCACGGATTACCAAATGGGCTTGAGGAAAATCAAATAGACGAAGAAACTTTAAACGAGATCGCTGGCACTTTGGCCGGACTGGGCGCAGGAGCAATTGCAGCCGCCCTTAAGAAATACGGTAAATCAAAAAGATCAGCCGCGCAACGTACAGTTGATACTTATTATTCGAATAAAAACCGTGACGAGGAAGGCGCCGAGATAGCTGATAAATTTGCTAGGAATAATCGCGGTAACTACCAAGCTAGCAAGAGAGCAGTTAACAAAGTTAAACGTCCAGAAACTAAAAAGAGACACCAGGACGTTATTGATCAGCAGAACCGTGCTTATAAATATTACGACGACAATCAAAAGAAATCTTATATCAAACAATTATCTCCATCAGAAAGCCTAGGAGAAGGATTCGGTAGCATGACCGGAAGTAGTAAAACAAGCTACCAACCACTTGACAATGTAAAAATTGTTGTTAAACATAAGAAGCCGGTAGCTGAAGATGTACGTGGAGCGCGTAGCAGAAACATCCATAGTATCTTTATCCAACGTGGCGAAGAAAGATTTAAAATGGCAGAGAATAGCTTGCCAGCGGCACGAGCAGTTGCACGTCATATTAGTAAAGGTGGCGAGATGCACGACGAAATAAGCGAGCAAATTATAAACATGGCAAGCGACTATGAGAAGCTACGCGAATTTGTACGCTATGTAAAATCGAGTAATTTAGTAAACGAATCCAACGAAGATTACGTACAGCTAGCAGTCGAAAACATTAAGAATATTCGAGAAACATTTAAGAAACTTAGTGGTGCTAAATCCTACGAGAAAACAGTAGAAAGTTTGGTACAAACCGCCAGCGCAGAATTGCTCGAAGATGACGTAGACTTAGAAAGCAAGTTTACTGAAACACATTTTGATAGCAAAGTAGAAAACGTACTAGGCACACTTAAAACGTTAAGTTACAAAAAGAAGGCATACGAAGCGGCAATTACTAAAGCTGTTAAAACTGAAACATTCGAAAATCTAAAAGATATGCTACATGAAGCTGATGTTTTAGATTTCCAAACCCCACAAGCTAGGTTAGGTTACCAAATTAACCAACTAGGTCATAGCGCAACTAACCCTGAACTAGGACAGTTCTTACAGGGATTAAGCAAAAGGGTAACTGAAGGCGGATCTTTAAACCAATTTGAGTACGGAACTGTAAAAAGTTGCTTATTGAGCGCAAACACAGTACCACAAGCACCAGCTACTGGAGATGACATATCCGAAAGCTATGTTAGCTTTTTTAACCAGTTTGACTAGTAAAAACGCAGTAAAAAGATAAATAAAATTGTTAGAAATGTTAGCTGTTAATTAATTTAAATTAGCAGTTGACAAATCTATCTTAGGCACTATAATAAGGCACAGTAAGAATTGTTTTATAAAACAAAGGCTTACAAACAAGGCACATATGGCATAATAATAAGGAGAATCATCATGGCCCAATCACAATTAGAAGCAATGCGAGCAAAGCTCAAAGCAATGGAATCAAAAGGTTCCGACTCTAGCAGTAACACCCCATCCGATAACGCAATTTACCCATTCTGGAACATTGACGAAGGTACATCAGCTACCATGCGTTTCTTACCAGACGGTGATGAAAACAACACATTTTTCTGGGTAGAACGAAATATGATTCGTTTGACCTTCCCCGGCGTAAAAGGCGGAGAACAGAATAAAATGGTAACTGTACAAGTACCTTGCATGGAAATGTGGGGAGAAACTTGCCCAGTACTAACAGAAGTACGCCCTTGGTTTAAAGACCCTAGCTTAGAAGATATGGGTCGCAAATACTGGAAGAAACGTTCTTATATTTTCCAAGGATTTGTAACTGAAAACCCTCTGAGCGAAACTGCTCCAGAAAATCCAATTAGACGTTTTGTTATAGGTCCACAGATCTTTAACATTATTAAAGGTGCGCTAATGGATGCAGATATGGAAAATCTCCCAACTGATTATCTAAACGGTTGCGACTTTAAACTAGTGAAAACTACTAAAGGCCAGTACGCAGATTACAGCACAAGCAAATGGGCACGTAAAGAGAGTAGCATTAACGAAGAACAGTTACAGGCAATTGATACCTTTGGGTTAAACAATCTTAACGACTACTTACCAGCAAAACCAACAGCAGAAGGCCTACAAGCTATCTCTGAAATGTTTGCGGCTAGTGTAGACGGCGAGTTGTATGATCCAGCTAAATGGGGTCAGTTTTATAAGCCTTACGGTGTTGATGTTCCTAAAACTCAAACCCAAACTACTGCGCCAGCGCAGAGTGAAACTGCTCAAGCACCTGCTACCCCAACGCCAACCCCGACTGCTGATGCTAGTACAGCCGCGCCAGCACCGACAACTGTAGCTGAAACTACTACAAGCGATGAACCGTTTGAAGCAGATCCAGCACCAGCAGGAGAGCAGAAGTCAGCCGCTGACATCCTGAGCATGATTCGCAATCGCGAAAACGGTTAAGGAGTAAGTAATGCAGAAACCATTTGACTTATCGAAATTCCGTAATGGGATTACAAAAAGTATTACAGGCATAAGTGCAGGCTTCCATGATCCGAAAGACTGGGTTAGCACAGGAAACTATACACTCAATTATCGTATTAGCGGGGATTTCACAAAAGGAATTCCTCTTGGTAAGGTAAGTGTTTTTGCAGGCGAGTCCGGTTCAGGTAAATCTTTTATCTGTTCCGGCAACATCGTTAAGAACGCACAAGACATCGGGTGTCAAGTTGTACTGTTTGACAGTGAAAACGCACTAGACGAAGATTGGCTTAAGGCACTCGACGTTGACACAAATCCTGACAAGTTGTTAAAGATTAGTGTTAGCATGATTGACGACGTTGCGAAAACAATGAGCGACTTCATGAAGGATTATAAAACAAACTACGGCGATTTAGATTACGAAGACATGCCAAAAATGTTATTTGTAATTGATAGCTTAGGTATGCTTTTAACTCCCACTGATGTTGCACAGTTTGAAAAAGGTGATATGAAGGGCGATATGGGTCGTAAACCTAAAGCACTAACATCACTAGTTCGTAACATGGTAAATCAATTAGCACCTTACCCTGTTGGCATCGTAGCAACAAACCACACTTACGCATCACAAGACATGTTTGACCCCGATGATAAAATCAGTGGCGGACAAGGCTTTATATATGCGTCAAGTATTGTTGTAGCAATGCGAAAACTTAAGCTAAAACTAGACGCTGACGGCAACAAAACAACAACTGTACAAGGTATTAGGGCGGCATGTAAAGTGATGAAAACACGTTACAGCAAACCTTTTGAATCTGTGCAAGTTGAGATTCCGTATGAATCTGGAATGAGCCCTTACAGTGGATTGCTAGATATGTTTGAAGCTATCGGCGCTATTACTAAGACTGGTAACAAGTTAGAATACGTTAGCCCAGTTACAGGCGAAATCATCAAAGAGTTCCGAAAGGCCTGGACAGATGAAAAGCTACAAGTAGTAATCGACGAATGGGATCAAAATCCTATTGCTCACCCAGAGTTGCAGGATGTCGACGCTGAAGATATTAGCGAAGTTGAAGTTGACGATATTGATGTAGATGATGTTGTTGATCAGATGATGGAGGCTGAGACTAATGAATCTTGATGAATCTTTTTTACATGATTTATGGGATAGTCTAAAGCCGTTTGTATCGAAAAAAGAACGCATCGCTGCCGCGGAAGCGGTAGTGAGAGCGTTTGACGACTATGCAGACTTAAGTGCCATAGAAGATCATATCGACGAATTCGATAGCGTTATGAAAGCGGCGCTATACAGCCACTTTGAAATTGTTCCCGAAGAAGAAGAAGAGGAAGATGACTGGCCATGAGTACTTGGTATAATACAGTAGTTAGCGATTTAGGTAGGATAGCTGATGCTATTCCTTATTTCGAGAACGAACTAAAAGATGCGAAGTTTGAATGTTCCATAAAAGGAAGCCTAGAGAAATCTAGTGCTTCCTTACCTGGAGTAACCGAGCACAGATACAACCAACTTCAGGAAGTCGAAGCAATTTTAGAACATATCGAGATTATGTTACGGCAAGAACGTAGCAAGGTGTTTAGAAAATATCTAGAACACTATAATCGCCAGCTCTCTAGCAGAGATGCAGAAAAGTATGTAGACGGTGAACAATCAGTAATCGACCTTACACATTTATTAAATCAATTTGCTCTACTTAGAAATAAGTTTCTAGGTATCTTAAAAGGCTTAGAAGTCAAGCAATGGCAAATCGGCCATATTGTGCGTTTACGTACAGCCGGTATGGAAGATATTGTAATCGATTAATTGCGCCCGCAATTAGCAGTTGACTTATACACTAACCTGTGTATAATTACATATAATAATAATAAGAATAACCTATGCGAAAGACTACCTTAGAAATCCGCGACGAAGTAAATGTTAAATTCGTTGGCCTGGATGTAACTACAAGAAGAAAAATATCCGACGCGGCAAAATACTTTTTGCCATACGCATATCATATGCCCGCGTACAAATTAGGCAGATGGGATGGCTGTGTAAGATTTTGCGATATAGGCGGCAGAACCTATATCAATTTATTAGAAAAACTTTTGCCTGTTGTAGCCGATGCTGGTTATGAAATCGAAATACAGGATAAGAGGCAGAACTGGAATTTTGAATTCCCTCTAATAACCGAAGAAGAATTTAAAGATATCGCCTGGCCAAAAGGACATACAGCAGAAGGCGAGCCAATCATATTAAGAGATTATCAAGTAGAGATAATCAACCGCTTTTTAGACAATCCTCAATGTTTACAAGAAATAGCAACGGGCGCGGGCAAAACACTTATTACAGCCGCACTTAGTAAAATGGCTGAAAGGTACGGACGCACGATTGTTATTGTTCCCAATAAAGACTTAGTTGTACAAACAGAAAAAGACTACATAAACTTAGGTTTAGACGTAGGTGTTTTGTTTGGTGACAGAAAAGAATACACAAAGACGCACACGATTTGTACTTGGCAGAGCTTAAGTGTTTTAGAAAAGAAAACTAAAGCAGGAGATGCTCCTATTGATGTAAATGAATTTTTAGAAGACGTAGTTTGTGTAATGGTAGACGAGGTACACAAGGCTAAAGCAGATGTATTGCGCGACTTATTAGCAGGTGTCTTTGCTAACGTACCTATACGTTGGGGATTAACAGGTACAATTCCGAAAGACGAGCACGAAGCAGTTGCTTGTACATGTTGTATTGGACCTGTTATAGGAAATCTAAGCAGTAAAGAATTACAAGATATGGGAGTGCTAGCTGATTTGGATATCGAAATGATACAGCTACAAGACGGTCCGATGGGATTTACTGGATACGCACAAGAACTAAAATGGTTGGTAACAGATCCTAAACGAGTAGAAGAAATTGGCAAAATGATTAACGGATTAAATGTAAACGGCAATACGCTAGTTCTAGTAGATAGACTTGCTACAGGCGAACTGTTAATTGAAAATAATCCAGACTGGGTGTTTGTTAGCGGAAGCATGAAGCAAACTTCTAGACAAAAAGAATACGATGATATTAGCGAAATGAACAATAAAACAATTGTTGCTACATATGGTGTTGCGGCAGTTGGATTGAACATTCCGAGAATTTTTAACCTGGTATTATTAGAGCCAGGCAAAAGTTTTGTTCGTGTAATACAAAGCATCGGGCGAGGTGTGCGTAAAGCATCGGACAAAGATTACTTGCGCGTAATTGACCTTACTAGTAACTTAAAATACAGTAAGAAACACGCAACAGTAAGAAAGAAATATTATACGGAACAGCAGTTTAGATATAATATAACAAAAGTGGAGTATAAATGAAAATTTTAACAGTAGAAAACGAAGTATACGATCTAGATTCAGTTCCGGACGAAATTGATGATATTAGATATTGTGTGTTTGATGCTAGCGACCCCGATTATATGGACTATTACTTTCTTCCTTTAATATTTTTAGAAAGTTTTTACGCGCCAGCTATATGCTTAACAATCGGAAATTACGATATAAAAATGCCAATGGACTGGAGCATTGTTATTACAGACGAAGACATGGGTGGCATAGAACTAATTCCGTTAGCAAGTCTAAATAACAGAGGTTTTGTAGCGCCAGTGTTTAACCCATTAAGAAATTCAATTCCTGTAGCGGCAGAGATACACATTACAAATATTTACAAAGATGTAAAGTGGTATTTTCCTAAATTAAAAAACGGGCATGTATTAACCATACCATTAGAAGACGGACCTGAACCTAAATGCGCTTTATTTGTAAAAGAAGCGAACAAAGTAAAAACTATAGAGTTTGGCGATTTGTTATGACAACAATTCTAGTTTGCGGCCTTCCTGGCTCCGGTAAAACAACTTTATCAGAAGAATTACTATACGTATTAGGTAATGCGGCTGACTGGTATAATGCTGATAAAATAAGAGAACAATTTAACGATTGGGATTTTAGCGATACCGGACGTAAACGGCAAATGGAAAGAATGAAATCGCTATGTCAAAATAGTATACAACGAGACAGGATTGCCATAGCCGACTTCGTGTGCCCAACAAAAGAATTACGAGACGAGTTTAACGCAGATTTTGTAATATGGATGGACACAATCGATGAAGGCAGGTTTGAAGATACAAACAAGATTTTTGAAAGTCTTGACGTAACAGATTACAATGCTATAATAACAGAGCATGAATGGTGGACTGAATTATACACTAAGCAATGGGCACAAGAAATTGTGAGGAGGTTACGTGGCGAAGAAAGCACCCGCAATTCCGCTTAAAGAAGTAATGGCCGCGATAGACAAGAAAGACAGAGGTTTCTACAATCGCTTAACCGACGAGCAAAAGAAGGCATTTAGTGCCTGGATGATGATGCGCTATACTAGTAGCGTACAGGGTAAAAATTCAGCTTACTACATTTATATGACTAATGAATTAGTAAACAGAGATTTTAGTGATATAAGCAAACATCCAGAACTACAGTGGCTTTTATTAAGTGCTTGTGGGTCAGGCAAAGTAGAATACCATCCGTATTTAAAACCACCTAATGCGCGTAAAAAGAAAGATAAAGTTTCAGAATTCTTATCAAACATTTATCCGCTATTAAAGGATGACGAAATAGCATTGATTATAAAATTGAACACAACAGACGAACTCAAAGAATTCGCTAAAACCCACGGTTACGAAGATAAAGAAATAAAAGAGATCTTTAAATGAAAGACCAATATGGAAATATAATAAGTGCGTATGTTCCTAGAAAGATAAAACCGGCCAAACAGCGCAAGCCACGAAATCCTAAAAGTAATCCATACGACGCGAGCGGCAGACGATGAGCGAAGAAGCTAACAAGTGTAAATGGTGCGATAAAAGTTTTAAAAACGAAAGCACCTTGTCTGTTCATATGTGCGTTAAGAAACGTAGATACGCCGATAAAGACATGACGCATGTACGTCTGGGATACCGTGTATTTCAAATGTTTTACGAATTGAACACTGCCGCAACTAAGCCTAAAACATTTGAAGACTTTATACAGAGTTCGTATTATGAGGGCTTTGTAAAATTCGGACGTAGTTGTGTACGCAATGAATACCTTGCCCCAGAGAAATATGCTGAGTGGCTAATTAAGAATGGCAAGAAATTAAAAGACTGGTGCAAGGATGCCTTGTACGATGATTATTTGTTAGAGTATGTTAAAAAAGAAAGTGGCATCCGTGCATTAGAACGTAATATTATGTATCTCGCAACATGGGGAGAAGAAAATGAATGTGCTTGGCAAAGTTATTTTACAAATGTTTCTCCATCACGTGCCGCGTACGATATACGCTCAGCAAAAATATCCCCTTGGTTACTGTACTTAAGTAATACAGGCGACGAGTTACTAGTGAGATTTAGCGACGAACAAGTAAAGATGATAGAGCATATAATTGATTCTAACTTTTGGATGAAACTGTTCTCACAAAATAAAGAAGAAGTTAAAGAAGTTAAAGAAACATGCCAGATAGCAGGCATCTAAGGAGTAGTATGAAAGTTAAATTAATTAGTTACAGCCAAACCCCCGCAGAAATAGAAGACGAATCCTTGTTAGATTTAATTGCGTATTGCGCAAGAGTAAGTAATCCTAGCAACCAAGATAACAAAGAAACAAACGAAAAACTTGTAAGTTATCTAGTAAAGCATAAGCACTGGTCACCGTTAGAGATGGTTAGCGCATGTTTAGAGATTGAAACAACACGTGACATTGCTAGACAAATTTTACGTCATAGGAGTTTTAGTTTCCAGGAGTTTAGTCAACGTTACGCAGACCCAACAAAAGACTTAGATTTTGTATTGCGCGAAGCAAGGTTACAAGACGAATCAAACAGACAAAATTCGATTGATATTGAGAATGTTAATGATGAGCGTCACACTGAGTGGAGAGTTAGACAGTTACAAGTACTCGACTTAGTCAAAAAGAATTACAAATGGGCAATTGAAAATGATATTGCTAAAGAACAAGCAAGAGCTATATTGCCAGAAGGTAACACTGTTAGCAGAATGTATATGAATGGCACATTGCGAAGCTGGATTCACTATATTGAACTGCGTAGTGCAAACGGTACTCAAAAAGAACATATGGATATTGCTGTCGAGTGCGCAAAAGAAATTGCAAAAGTATTTCCAATGGCGTTCGAGTATGCAACTGCCAAATAAGATAAAGCAGGCTGAAAATAAGCTAGCAGGAAAGTGCCAATTTTGTGGCACTGATGATAGGCACACCGACGGCTGTCCCAATCAAGACCTAGAGCAAGAACTTCGGATACTAATGGCAGAAGCAATAAAAGAAGAGATTGACACAGCAATATTAGATAGTATACTAGAAGCAACAAAAGAAATTGCAGATAAGTTGTATAAGAAATGAAACCTAAAAGAATAATACTAGTAAGACACGGTGAATCCACTGGCAATGCTGACCCTATGGAATATCTGCATACACCCGATTATAAATTACCCCTAACAGAACACGGGGTTGACCAAGCAGTAAACGCCGGTGTCGGCATTAAACACTTGATTAAAAACGAGACCTTACATGTTTACAAATCGCCTTGGTACAGAGCTAGACAAACGTGGGACGGGTTAGCTGTTAATCTAGCTGATAACGCAATAAAAGTTGTCGAAGATCCGAGAATACGCGAGCAGGACTGGGGGCATTTAAGGCACCCCGATGATGCTAAAGCAATGCGTGACATACGAAACGAATACGGTCCATTCTTTTACAGGATGGAAGACGGCGAATCCCCTGCAGATGTTTTTGATAGGGTAAGCACATTTTTTGAAACTATGCACAGGGATTTCGGTAAATATGACTTTGCAGATAACTGCTTAATTGTTACTCATGGTATGACCTTGCGTGTCTTTTTAATGCGTTGGCTACATTGGACAGTAGAAGAATTTGAAAATGTTCGCAATCCTAAAAACTGCGACATTGTAGTTTTAGAAAAGCAAACAACTGGTAGGTATAAACTAGTTACTGACCTTGTATATAGAACATGAGGAATTATAATGCCTAGCGAAACTTTTATAAAAATACTTGGTGGTTCAAGAGGTACCAGTGTCTAAAGAACTTTTAGTAGTAACAATGGAAGAATGCGCAGAGCTTACACAAGTATGTTCTAAACTATATCGCTTTGGTAGTAAAGAATATGGTGACTTTAGCGAGAAGATGTCCGCACAAATTAAAGAAGAAGCCGGTGATGTATATTGTATGCTTCAGCTATTAGTTGAACACGGATATGTTACACAAGAAGAGATGGAAGATCGCGCAGAAGTAAAGCGAGAGAAGTTAAAAAAGTGGAGCAAGATCGATGTCGAAAGACCCCTTAACGAAAGCTGAACGTAAACTTTCTGGAAAGTGCCCTGACTGCGGCGCCGATGAATCCCCCGGGCCTTGGCACGATGAGGATTGTGACAATTATGGTGATTATATAACTGATACGTTTATGGTTACTGCTGAAGCGTATAAAGATATAATAGAAAACTACCATGAAGATTAATTTTGACGTTGATATAGACATGGCAGACAGAGACAAGTTTTTAGAACTTGTTAATGCCACACCTGCGAGCATCAAAAAAGACGGCGAGTACACAAAGCACAACACAGGTGTCTACTTTCAAAACATTCCTAAATTTCCCGTAGAAGGTTATAGCACAATCGATCATAAGCAAGCAGAACAAGACGGGTGGTTAAAGATAGACTTCCTTAATAACAGCATTTATGAGGGCGTAAAAGATGAAGCGCATTTAGACAAGCTGTTAAACACTGAGCCGATGTGGGAATTACTAGATCATAAAGAAATAGTTGAGCAACTATTCCATATAAGCAACTATTATTATCTTGTAGAGCAATACAAACCTACAAGCATATCACAATTGGCTATGTTACTGGCTATCATACGTCCGGCTAAGAAACATTTAGTTGGAAAATCATGGGCAGATATAGAAAAGGAAGTGTGGATACCGCCCACAGATGGAAGTTACTACTTTAAAAAGTCGCACAGTTACGCCTACGCGGCAGTTATAGTTGTACAGTTGAATTTATTAAGTGAAATCTAGTCTGTCTTTTTGACTAGCTGAATACCACGTCTTTTAATTCGCTTTTTAAGCATATCTTGTAACGTAGTCATAGGACCAAATAAATGGTCTACATCTTTCATTGCGATTGTGGTCAGGAAAGGTCTAAAAGGTTGTAATTCGTAGTGCAAGAATACGTCTATAGGCATTTGTCTGTTACTTTCCCACCACCAAGTTTCACTTAATTTGATAAACTCTGCGCGTATTTCTGCGCTGGGCATCTTATCCAAGTCATACATTGTGAGTATGGTGCTATCGTAGTTAACTACAACGCCATAGTAGTATTTTGTTGAGCCGTGTTTCGTGCCGTATTCTAATCCTGTTATAAATGGAAATTCTTCTTGGTTAATTTCTTGCATACAGATATTTAGCATTTTGAATGATAAATAGTACTGTAGAAAGGCTCCGATTTAGTATAAATACTATTATGGATTACGGAGATCACAGATTATTTTTATATGACGACATAATAGAACTTGTTGTCACAACCACCAGCTTATATGTTGATAACAGACCTATGAATCATAGAAAATTACAAGCCCATAAGGGACTAACTAACACACTAATGTTTAACATTAGGAATAGAGATAGAAAACTACAAAACGTTTTTAGTGATGAGCTGGTTGCGTATATTGTAAACCCAAGTACACGGGCTAGAGTATTAACAAAACAGCTAGTACATACAAGTGATGTAGGGATTTCTTCATTGTCCTTGACAAACGGAGACCTACAAAACGTAAATCCAGGACTATATAGAATTTATATAACCAGAACTACGCAAGAACAGGTGGATATGCCTGTTTACTCTAATCAAAATAACGATATAAGTTTTGACTTGGAAATAAGCGATGAGGCTGTATTTGATCCAGTGGCGACACAGATCGAATTAGGCGAAGATTTTACTCAAGTAAACAATTCACCTAATGTATGGACATCTAGCGCACTATTTGGCAACTTAGATCGCAATTTTCAAAACGCACAGCACAGTATGGCAATTTATACAACTGAGTATACTGGAAACGTAGTTATACAAATTAGTTGTTTTGAAAATGTGCCAGAAAGTGACAATGCAAGCACCGACTGGGTCACAGTCGAAACCATTCCAATGGCTAATGTTAGTACAATCACCGCTAGGACATTTTCTGTAAACGCAAACTGGGTAAGATTACTTAGTTATCCGGACGATGAAACTGGTACAATAGATCAAATACTTCTACGTAACTAATTGACATATATCTGTTTTGTTGTATAATAACAACATGACTGTAGACTCAGCTATACAAAAAGTACACGCATTACTTTTAGATAATTTGCCCGCCGGAACCACAAGAAGCCCGAAAGGTTGGACGATTTTTAACTGTGTGATGTGCAACGACAAGCGCAAACGCGCAGGAATCAAAACTACAGCCGGGAAAATAAGCTATAACTGCTTTAACGACCCAAACTGCAAAACAGGTTGGGAACCTTCTGCCCATTTAGGCAAGAAATACAAAGCATTAGCTTCTAGACTGGGCGCAACAGACAAAGAAATCCATGACGTACAATTAGAACTGCTAAAATACAGCAATGAATTAGCTAACGAAGACGAATTTGAATACAACGGCACGTTTAGTAAGTTTGAATTAAAAGAATTTCCTGAAGATACCGTAGTCAAAGTAGTTGCAGACTTGCCCGATGACCATCCGGTTAAGCAATACGCAAAAGATAGAGGTCTGCTAGGGCATTATAACTACTTGTATTTTGATGGCCCAGTTAAATACAGAAAAAGATTGATAATTCCCTTCACTTATAACAATGAACTAGTTGGATGGACAGGAAGGCACATTTCTCCGCCTAATAAACAAACACCTAAGTACTTACATGAATTTCCAACAGGCTATGTTTTTAATTTAGACAGATTTTCGAACAGCGAACGAGAAATAATGATTGTAACAGAAGGTGTGTTTGATGCCATTTTGGTAGACGGTGTTAGCGTACTAAGCAATCAAGTAAGCCCGGAGCAATTGGCACTTATAGAGAAGTTAAACAAAAAAGTAATACTATGTCCAGACAGAGATGCCCCAGGTAAAGAATTAATAGAGCAAGCAATTGACTTAGGCTGGAGCGTAAGTTTTCCGCCTTGGCACAAAGACTGCAAGGACGCGGCAGATGCTGTTTCACAATACGGCAGGTTGCTGACGGTAGCAAGCATAATTAAACATGCTACAGACAATAAGACAAAAATAAAAGTAAAAACAAAATTAAATATATAAGAGAGACTACATGACAGATATAACCCAGTACACAGACGAGATACAAGAACTATTTTTACGATTCCTAGTAAGCGATGCAGACTTATTTGCAAGATGCCAAAATATTGTTAACCCTGTGTTCTTTAGTAGAAAATTTCAGCCGGCAGTAGAGTTGTTAGTTAGCCACAGTACAGCACACAGCGCAATTCCTACATTAGAACAGATTAGAGCAGTAGGCGGCATTGACATAGAACCGATAGAACATATCACGCCGGATCATCACAACTGGTTTATGAATGAGTTTGAAACTTTTTGTAGACATAAGGGATTAGAAAAAGCTATTATCGAGAGTACTGATTTACTAGAGAAGCAACAGTACGGCGAAGTAGAGATAAAAATCAAAGAAGCAAGTCAAATAGGACTTGTAAAGGACCTAGGCTTAGACTATTTTGCGAATCCTAAAGAACGCCTGGACTGGATTAAAGCACAGTCGGGCGCAATTAGCACAGGATGGAAAGGACTTGACCATAAACTATATGGTGGACTGAACAGAGGCGAGATTACAATCTTTGCAGGCGGGTCAGGCGCAGGTAAGAGCTTGTTCCTGCAAAACTTCGCAGTGAACTGGGCATTCGCGGGCCTAAATGTTGTTTACATTAGCTGTGAGCTTAGTGAACAATTGATTAGTTTGCGTTTAGACTCCATGGTAAGTGGCTTTAGTACCAAAGAAGTTATGCGAAACATCGATGACGTTGACTTAAAAGTGAGAATGAAAGCAAAAGGCTCAGGTAAATTACGTGTCAAGTATATGCCCAATGGTGTTACATGTAATGACATACGCGCATTCTTACGAGAATACGAAATATCTGTAGGCGAGAAAGTAGATTGCTTACTAGTTGACTACTTAGACTTGTTAATGCCAATCAGTAACAAAGTTTCTCCAAGTGATTTGTTCATTAAGGACAAATATGTTTCAGAGGAACTACGTAACTTAGCAATGGAACGAGACTTGCTAATGGTTACAGCATCACAGTTAAACAGAGGCGCAGTTGAAGAAATAGAATTTGACCATCATCACATTGCAGGCGGCATCTCAAAAATACAAACAGCAGACAACGTGGTGGGTATTTTTACGTCAAATGCTATGCGAGAACGCGGAAGATATCAGATTCAGTTTATGAAAACACGTTCTAGCGCAGGTGTAGGTACAAAAGTAGACTTAAAATTCGATCCTGACACGTTAAGAATTACTGATTTAGAGGAAGGAGACGAAGATGCTATGACTGTTACAGCAGATTCTCTTGTAAATCAGCTAAAACGTAACAACAGTATTCAAACTACAGAAGATTCTAACTCGGATACTGTAGGCAAAGCTCTAAACATGCGAGACTTCCTGAAGAAAAATGACTTGTAAACGATAAATAGTGTTAATGTCCAAACAGGAGTTGTTGTGCGTAAAAGTATAATCGAAGAACTTAATCTTATATCCGAAGATAGAGATCGAAACCACGTAGTCGAGAACCGCGCCGAGCACCTTATACAAAGTGCTATTCATCTTATTGAAAAAATAGAGATGTATTATGAACCAGATGTAGCTAAGGATCTTACTAATCGTATCGTTAACAGCATAAAAGCAAAAGATTCATCTAAATTCTCCCGAGGCATTCAAAAAGTTATAAAAGAAAGTCGGAGACAAGACGATGCGAATCTGTGAAGTAGTAGATGCCGCCAAGGCACCTGTACCAACGCACAATAAACCCCATAAAGATTATAAAAACTTTATATACGATGGCAACTCTAAACGCTGGGTTGATAAAAACACCCAACGCCCTGCACAAGGGCTGATGCACGATAATTTAATGAAGGCGTATAAACCTGCCTCAACTTCTAGATTAGGAAAAGCTAAAAACTGGCTATCCGGCGAAACACCGGGAGCGGCACAAGCAACCAGATTAAATCCAGATGCAGGCATCGTACATAAAACAACCGCGGCAATGGCAGCGAAATTAGGGAGCGGCATAGATAAACTTGGACAGCGACGAGCGGCGAAGAAAGCACAGCAAGCACAGCAAGCACAGCAAGCACAGCAAGCACAACAAGCACAGCCTGTACAACAGATGCCGCAAGGAAACGCCTACAATGATACTAATTATGACAAATCTCCAGCTAGTCGAGGATACAAAAGTAAACGCAAAAAGCCCTTGAAGCTAGTGCCAAAGGATAAGTACTAGTGAAATTATTTGAACTTTTCCAACAGCCAGTAACACTAAAAGAAGGCGGCAATGTTTTTAAAGATGCTGACGGCACACCATTGTCTCAGAGAATTAACAAAGCAGACGTCGATCCTACACTTGCATGGTTGGAAAAGATTACAGGCATGAACCACAGGGATTTTAAACTGGGCACAACCGGAATAAAATCATCCTCCGGCGACTTAGATATTGCAGTTGATCCGGACGAAGTTGATAAAAACGATTTATACAATGTGCTACTTAACTGGGTAAAACAAAATCACCCAGACGATGATCCCAGACGCTGGGTAGCAAAGAGCGGAGTGTCCGTTCACTTTAACACCCCTATTAATGGCAACCCTGCCAATGGATTTGTGCAAACAGATTTAATGTTTGGCAAACCTGAGTGGATGAAATTTTCCATGCAAGGCTCGCCTAACGAAGAATCTCCATTTAAAGGTATGCATCGACACATTATGATGGCTAGTATTGCTAAAGCTAAAGGCATGTCTTGGAGTTTTCAAAAGGGATTAGTTAATCGAGAAACTAAAGAGATTATCACTAAAGACCCGAAAGAGATTGCTGAACTATTATTAGGTCCAGGCGGCGATCCTGCAGACTTCCAAACTGTAGAAACTATTAACGCGGCTATAAAGCAAATGCCTAACTATGAACAGCTAGTAGCAGATGCCAAAGAAAACTTTGCCCGCGCAGGATTGGAATTACCGCAATGAGATTTAGAGATTTAGTAGAGTCTATACAGGTCAACGAAGATGCACGTATTCAACACGCAGAAGACTTAATCTTCTGGGAAGGGTCCTCAGGCGCAATGCGAGCAGTACAAGCATTAGAAAGTTTAACTAATAAGAATTATAAAAATGTTACACTGAAGTGGGACGGTTCTCCAGCAGTAATATTCGGTAGAGACGAGAACGGCGAGTTTATACTTACAGATAAAAGCGGGTTCACAGCTAAAGGATACGACGGACGTTCTAAGAGCGGTGACGAACTTGCACAGATGCTTTTAAATAGGGGCGGAGGAAAGGATAGAGAGGATCCTCGTCGCATAGCGTTTGTAACAAGGATGCGCAATGTATTTGACGTGTTCGAAAAAGCAACTCCGCCGGACTATAGGGGTTACTTTAAAGGCGACATGCTGTACTTTGACACACCGCCCGTAGAGAATCAAAACTATGTATTCAAACCTAACATTGTAGAGTATGCAGTCGATATGAACTCCGACTTGGGCCAGCGCATTGGCGCAAGCACAGCCGGTGTAGTTATACACAGGCAAGTGGATCCAGATGGAACAGAACAGCCGTTGCAAGACCCTGGCATATTTTTAGGCAATGACCTTCTAGTTGTCCCGCCTATTACTACAGAGAAACCAGCACAAGTTGACAACGCGCTGATAAAAAAATTAAAAAAGGTTATACAAAAAGATGCCGCAGGCATTGATGAATTCTTAAATGCTGATAAAATAAAAGCAATGCAACTAACAGATTTACCTGCTATTTTGTACACATATACTAACTCTAAAGTAGATACAGGTATGACTGACCTGGGAAAAGATTTTATTACTTGGTTAGAAAATACTCCACGAATAACTGACAGAAAAAAAGAAAAGCTATACGTATATATAAAAGAAAATCAACAAGCATTTAACACATTGTGGCATGCAGTTAGTGTTATTATGAAAGTTAAAGATAATATCATATCACAATTTGACCAACATGCATCGACTGTACAGCAGAACATAGGTGGCCAGTCCGGCGGCGAAGGATATGTACTGGCTCACCCCGAGGGTGACATTAAATTAGTACCCAGGGAAGTGTTTAGCAAAGCAAACAGGGCGGTACAACGATAATGGAACTACTTTTAGTTAATCAAGAAATATCCGAAAGTAGGCTGTATCGTACTACAAATAACATGCGAAAACTTACAGGTAGAGATATTGCAGAACTTGCTTACCTTAATACACTAGCAGTTTATTTGTTTCTTGTAGCTAAGAACGACACCGACTATGCTAAAAAGACTTCACGGTACGGTAATTACAAAAACTTTAAAACAACAAGTACCGATTTGTACATGCTTGGATATGTAATAAACAATCCTGAAGGGATTAGCTTAAGTACCGACGAGGTTTCGTATCTAAATAGATTGCAGTTTGACGCAAATAAACACTATAGATTCATAAAAGAAATATCTAGTGCTAAAGGCAAATTGCAAACAGCGGCAGGATATTTGTATAGACTAGAAAGTCAATTGAAAATAAATAATAGTAAGTTAAAAGATTTTAGAAGAAGTATAATATCGTGGGATTCGTTAAGCTCAAGTAATAAAAAGATGCTTGTAAATAAGATGGCATTAGAAATGCGAAAACTAGCACAAGGCAGTGAGTTAGTTCATCCACTAACTAACATGGCTACGCCTACAAGCCTAGTAAAGAAAGCGGCAGGAGCAGTAGCCGGCGCAACTGCTGGCAGATATATTGCTGGTAAAGTAGCAAAGAAGAATCCAGACCGAGCTAAGAAAATAGGCACAGGCATAGGAGCAATTGCAGGGTACTGGGCCGCGGGGAGAAAAGATTTATGAGGATGCACGAAATAATAATTGAAGAAGTAAAACCTGAGGTTGCGCCTAAGATAAAAGCGCAAGCGGAAGAATATTTTGCCAAAAATCCAGAAGAATTAGCAAAATTCAAAGACTTTGTAAATGTAACTAACGATCCCAAGACAAACCAGCCCTACGATAATATCGAGGACGCTGTATCCGCGTACAGCAATCCAAACTGGAATCCAAACTTTAGAGGAAATCAGTACACTGGCGGCATTTCAGGACAAAAAACGCCAGGAACAATTAAAAAAGTAGCAAAATCCTTAAACCCAATGAAAGATATAGATATGACTGATGTAGGCACATCCGCAGTTTCAGGCTTCAAAAAGGGACAAGGAATAGCAAACAAAATAGATAATTTAGGAAAAAGACGACGTTAAGACGTAAGATTTTGCGTCGAAATGATAAATAAAAGTAACATATTGTTAAAACAATATAAAAGATTCTTAGGAGAATAAAAATGGCACAAACAAAAGTAAATGGCGCACCATTAGCTGATCAGTTTTTAACTGGCACACTTGACTGGTTTATCGTCACCGACGTTGACGCGGCTACTGATATCGATGACTTCGGTACTGTAGACGGCAACGCAGAAACAGTTCTACGAGCTGTAAGCACTGTAGCTAACCCAGTAGTAGTTGAAGAAGGAACTGCTTCAATTATGTATGTAGCAACTGAAGTACCTGGCGTATCCGCTGCCTCATTGCAGACAGCAGTCGCAGGCGTACTTACTAACGCTACTGTAGTTGCTGGTACTGTAACTGTAGTTTAATAGTTACTTAAAGTAATACTAAAAATCCTCGCTTTATGCGGGGATTTTTTTTGTCTGCAATTTCTTACGCTTTGATAAATAGTATAATAAAGTGGAGATCCACATATGAGTTTAATAAGATCAGGGTCAATGTCGGCCCAAGAAGTACTAACAGGTGATTTAGAATTTTTTACCTTATACACAACAATAGATTTAACTGTAACCGGTGATTTTACAGATAATACGCAAAAAGATTTTGAAAGCGTAATACAAGTTATTGCACTAAGAGCTATGCCAGTTATTATGAATAATCCAGTAGAACTTGACGGTACCGGTGGCAATCTGTTAGAAAGTTACGGAGCACCTACATTAACAGGCGCAGGCTGGATTTTTAAATTTGCTTTTGAGAAAACAGATGTACACAGTATAGCTACACTAACAGCTGAACTAGATGGAATTGTTTTAAATGGTGGCACAATCGATACTACAAGTTCGATAAACATGGAATTTACACAGCAACAATTGTTGTAATAAAGGAATAAAATGGACAACAAACCAAACTTAGATCAGAAAAATAAAGAACTGTATACTAACAATCTCGAAGCACATATCATTGCCGACATGCTTCGTATCGAAAGTATCAGCGCAGAACTACGAGAATTTAAAAACGATACAAAACTACGCCTTAACAAATTAGAAGGCTGGATTATTAGCATTGTAGCTATTACTTTCAGTACACTGCTAGCAGTAGTAGGATCGCTTATATGGCGGTTGCTTGGATGAGACTAGACGAATTCGCAGGCCCTATTACTGAAGCTAGAATGATATGGAAAAAGTCTGGCAAGAAAGTTGTACGAGCTGTGAGATGTACTAGCGGTCCTAGAAAAGGACGGGTGGTTAGTAAAGCCTCACAATGTGGCGCACCGATAGATATTAAGAAAAGAATGACACTAAAAAGAACAAAGGCGAAGATGGGCAAGCGCATGTCCAGAAAAGCAAATAGAACAAAAAGATTTAGCCCTGCAAGTAGAAGGGTTAGGACATTAAACAAGAGAAGATAATGAGAAGAAAGTATTCTATTTTAGAAGGTATTAAAAAGTTAAACGAATATCCTAACTATCCAGCAATGGGTGCTAGTGCTAAAGCTAATGCAGTGTCAGGTAGTCCGACAACTGCGTCGAGTCCTAGCCCATCTCAAGCATCTAGCCAAAGCCCATCTCAAGCATCTAGCCAAAGCCCATCTACTGCTCCTATAAAAGCACAGCCCAAAAAGCCGGTAGTTGCTAAAGCGCAAGAACTACAAAAAGATTTTGAATTCCCAAGTAAGGAAGGCAACGTAGTAAAAGTTATATCACCATTTGGCGCTGGCAAGAACAAAAGCAGTGTAGTTGTACAAGATCAAAAGACAAAAGAATATTATGCTATAGACCCAGATGAGAAAATTGCCCTACCGCAAGTAGATCAGAGCGAAATACAAACAGAGGATTCCGGAGCAGAGGCTCTACGAAATATTACTACCAGGAAGCATCGTGTAAACTTAGGCAAACGCGGACATCGTAAGATGGAAGTAGGCAAGAGGCTGAAGAAAATATCCAAACTAATAAGAAAAAGTCGTTTAATCGAAGAGCCTATCTTTGAAATTAACTTTAACGATAAGCGTGTTACACAATCAGCGTTAGCGGCTCCGATTAGTTGTGGGTTTGAAGCGGAAACTGTATGGACTACAATAGACGGAGGCCCATCCGAAGAGTATTTAGATAATCTTTCATGGGACGATAGTGAGATACAGCAACACATCGGTAGTTATGAAGAGCGCAAGGTGAGAGAAGAGTATGACTCTTATATGTGGGATTCCGATGAAATAAATGATCTAATAATTAAGCATACAGACGAATGGGTCAACGAAAATAACGAGTCGGAAGAATTCCTGGAAAAATTTATAGACGCTAAAGTAGACGAAGATGATATAGAAGAATACAGGAAAACAACACTAGCGAATGCAGACGAAGAAGATTTAGAAATCCTAAACGACTATAGTCAAACAGCGTGGGGCCGTGAATATGTAGACGAAAACATGACAGACGAATACAGAGAATGGCTAGAAGAATATGCCAGGGATAACGGAATAGGTCTAGACGAAGCAGTAGAAGAATATTACCAAGAATTTAGTATTGACAAATGGGCACAGATTGTATATGGCTCTGTACAGGAGATGATAGGCGCTATATTAGATGTTTATGTCGATACTGGCCCGGGTTCATCGCAAGAAGATGTAGCACATGAGCTATCGGCTTGGACAGAAAATCATAGTGCGTTTGCAAAGGTCGAAGCTGGCGAATATCACCAAGGTCACGGCGACACTACGCAAGACTACTGGAGGGTCGAAGATGACCCAAGTATCAGCCCAGATGGCGAAGGCCTAGGTTCGGAAATTATATCTCCTGTTTACGAAACACCTGAAATGATGCTATCAGAAATGCAACCGTTATTTAAAGAAATGTCTGCTAATGACGTAGAAACTAATAGTTCTACAGGATTACACGTAACCATGAGCTGGTCAGGAAAACAATCTAAAACGAATAAATTAAAAATGGCATTGTTGTTAGGCGATTCATATGTACTGAAGCAATTCGACAGAGAAAATAGTCATTATACAATGAGCCAGAAAAAAATAATAGACGATAGTATAGTAAATCTAAAGCAAAATTTAAACGATCAGCGCAGTTTAGACAAGCTAGAAGAAATTTTAAATGAATTTATTTCTAACGATAAGTACCGTACTATACATTTTAAATCAGAAGAAAACGATAGCGGAAATAGTCTAATAGAATTTAGAGCGGCGGGCGGCGACTATTTAGACCAGCACGAATTGATAGCAAAAACTGTATCGAGATATGCGGCAATTATGCAGGCTGGCCACGACGAGAACGCATTTAGAAAAGACTATATACGCGCACTAGTTAAAGCTGTAAATGGCCAGACTAGTATTCCAGACGAATACGCAACAGAATTTGCAGGCGGTAAGTTACCAGACAACGCACTTGTTCAAGGCATGAGAGCGACATTAAGTAAGGCACGTTATACAGACGGCTTGGAGAAACTAGCACAAGCATACCAGCATTTACAAATGGCTAGAACTTTAAAAACAGGCAGAGCTCAGCCTGATATGTTTGAAACATTGAGCAGAGTATACGAGGACTGGACAGATGACCTAAAAGCACAAGTGGATGCTGACCCTAGGTCGACTACTGATGGAGATTGGCAGACTGCGGCAGCAACCGCGCAACAAGAATTTGCAGATGCGGTTGTTATGTTGGCAATAGATACGTTAAGCGGTAAAGCGAGGAGCAAGCCAACCGCAGCCTTAATTAGTGGGCTAAGAAACGCATTAAAAGAATTTAGTTTGAACGGTGACACGCTATGGAGTTTAATAACTAAAAGTGAGATTTTACATTCCGAAGAACAGGTACCTGTTGACAAATTGCAGAAGGCAGTAAGCCAGCTTTTCCACAAAGACGTCGGGACTGTTCCGAAAGCCGCATTTACTATAACACTAAATCCAACAACCGAAACGCTAATGGTAAGGCAAGACGTGCATAACGAACATATCAGTTTTTTCGGCGACATATTTGGCGATGAGACAGAGAAAGGCATAGCAGACATGAACAAAGTGCCTACGCAACTTAAAAAAGAACACTTTAAAGTAGTTAATAGAGAAGAGTATGAACAAGCCCGCAATACACGAGGTAGCATAGAAGCAAGAAAAGAATCAATAGAGAATCTAACATCCCATTTAAATAATGTAGAGAGCGATGAGCAAAGTGACGATAACAATAAAGTAATCGCCAAGTGGACTAATGATATACAAGAAATGCAAGCGGAGATAGACAAGTGGAAACCAATCCTAGACAAATTTTACAAAAAGTACGGGTTCATTCCGAAAAGTGTACGATACGGGTCACAGAATATAGGACCGGAATATACAATTATTCGTCCTGATACTTTCCCGGAACTTTCACAAAAATTCGGTATAAAGATTGTAGCTACAGAAAGTGTATTTAAGAAAATCAATAAGCTACCACTAGCAGAACAAATTAAACTTTTAAGCAAAATTGACGACAAGTCGATTAGTAAGGTGTGGACTAAATCTAAGGTAAAAGAAACTCCAATTAACGAGAGTGCAGTGCCCGACAGAGGTATAAAACGCGACTTAGAAAACTTAATGAGTAAGCCATTATTAGCTAACGATCTTAGAGGGCAAATGTCTGCTTATTTTGTTATTCCCGATCCTAATATGATTAGTGACTTTAGAGAAGCAAGGGCCACCGGTGGAGATAAATTCGACTTACGTCCTATCCTGCAAGGCTATATGCAACGAGATTTGCATCCTAGCAAAAAAAAGGAATTAGGATTAAAAGAAAGTGTAATAACTGAATCAAGGGGTGTAACTGCAAGAATGCCCGGTGAGGAATACATAAGTGTTACTAACCCTAATGACATTCTTGTAATGCAAGAAGTTATAATAGTATCTCCTCCAGAAGCAGACAGTTACGAAAGTTTAGACGAATTAGAAGCGGCATTAGAACAAGTGATTCCCGGTGCGGCAAAAAGAGTAAACGACAACAATCCTAATCAAGGCACAAAAGCCGCGCTAGTAGCAATAATGGCTGATAACGTCGGCGCGCCTCAGTACTGGGTTAGGTATGTACGAGCTATTCCTGCCGCAGGGGTTACTGGAATGTGGAAAACGCTAAGAGGTTATAAATTTAGGAAAGGCGCTGAAACTGAAAGTGTGCCTATTAAGCCAGCTGACCTAGTAAATGACGAAAGTTTTAAAACAACTGAACAACTTTCCACCGAGATTTTAACTAATATTGCTAGCATAACAGCAAATTCTGAACACGAAGATTTACAGGCGATTATGGAACAAGCTGTGTCCTATGCCAGAACTGGTAGCGTAGCACCAATCGCAGGTGGCGCGAAATATTTTAACGTATTGCAAAAGTACGGCGGCGAATATTTAGGCCCACTTGCAATTATCGACGGCGGAAACGTAAAAGGAAATACACCGGAAATGCTAGCGGCATACGAGCTAACAACACTTAAAGGCTCGCAGATTATGTTCCCTGAAAGCACAGCATATCCGTTAGTAGACAGCGTTATTAAAGCACCGAACGGTCAAGACATCGGTGTAAGCAGTAAAGCACATACAGCAGGTGGCGCGGCAAGTAGCTTAAAAGGTGTTTACGATCAGCTAACAGATGAGATGAAACAACAGTACCCATTAGGATCGCAGATACTTGAACTTATTGCTACAGAGAGTGCAGTAAACGGTCCTATTAAAGTCGGTATATTGCTAGGTCTATTATCGACCAGAGATGCAA